CAGGTGCACCAGCAAACACACGGATCTTGTTGTCTGCTATTTTCTTCGTCGTTAGGGGCTCATCTTTGAGATTGCCCCTGAAAACTAGATTTGCTCGCTGTCCATTCAGTGTAGTGAGCAACAGGTCTTCTGTGTGTTGCTCAATGTCACATTTGGTTTTATCCCACTCAATCTCATAGGTGTACAAAACTTTTCCATCAACTTCTCGTTTTGTCACAAACTTAGCCGTGCTCAACCCAAGTTCTTCTGACAGAACACTTTGCACCATGAATTTGTACTTGGGACAATTCCACGGAAATCCCATGGAAGTGTTGACATTTAGTGGATCCAATCCTTTGACCTCCGCAACGCCATTTACAGCATCAGAGAAAGTCAGGGGATGGACAAATTCCACGAAAGCAGGATGTGACACCAGATGGGAAATTTTTTCCTTGTAGTCAGAGATAGCAGCTCTCAGGTATCTTGGGTTGGTGGGTGGCTTAATTTCCGTTGTGGCCAACAAGTGACGACGCCTGGACACATTTGCTCCCTTCCTAGGTGGACTCCCATGCAAGTTTGTGTACCCCATTAGAATTTCCATATGGGGCAACATGGGTGATTCCACAACATCAGTACGGAACTTGGTAAGTGGCAAATCATGTTGCCCGAACACTTCCAAATTATGTTCCTCACTCTCCAGATAGTGGACGGGACTGAAGCTGTGAACTTCTGGACTCACAGACAATCCCTTCCCCAGAATACTCTCAGGAAATTCGCTTTGCTCAGCTATGGTAATGTGATCATCTCGCACTTCCAAGTCTTCCTTGAAGATTAGTGTCGCACCACTGAATCGTCTCTCAGGATCCCCAGCGGTGTGAAACCCTAACAAAACAGGATTCCTACCCGCCAGAAAAACCATTGAACCACACATACCAGCATGGTTATCACCATTATAAGTCAGCAAAGGAAGCGCACCAACACCATCGACGAAAATGTCCTCTACCCTCTTGGCCGTTCCAACAATCTTGTAGGAAGACGGGACAACATACTCACACTCCGGTTCAATCATTGACCGGTGCACATGGTACACCAATAATGTGGCACCTTGTTCGATCACAAATTGAGAAGAGTCGTTCAGCATGTATTTTGAGAAGTCAGCTGTGTCGCCTCCTTCAGGTGCATAGAGTATGACGGCGTCCTTGCCACAAACACGTCGCAAACGTTGTTCATCGACTAGACACTGAAAACGCTTGACTCCAACATTCGGATGCGATCTGAAACGCACCAAGTACATCTTGTCAGGCCTGAATTCATGCCCAACTGTCAGCCAATTACCTCCTCCCACGGGAAAAGCGTTGGCCCACTTGCCCTGACCCACACAACAGTCATTGATTTGATCCCACTCTTGCACCAAGATGACATGCAAATTCCTGTCAATCTTGCGCTCCAATTGCGACAACGTCGTGGACACGCTTCCTTTTGGGA